CGGCACCGGATGGGATGGCCCGTATTTGGGCGGTGACTTTGGCTATTCGCAAGACCCTACTGCGGCTGTGGAGGTCTGGATTAACGGCGCAGACATTTGGATCAGGCGCGAAAAGTTTGGCAAAGGGCTGGAATACGACGATACGCCTGCCGCCGTTAAATCAGCCATCCCTGGCTTTGAAAGCCAGATAAGCCGGTGGGACAGCGCTAGCCCCGCCGCGATTAGTCACCTAAAGCGGCATGGTTTGCCCTTAGCGTCATCGGTGCGCAAGTGGCCGGGCAGCATCGAGGACGGCATAGCATACCTTCGAAGCTTTGCCCGTATTGTAATTCACCCCGATTGTGCTAACATGCAACAAGAAGCGCGACTTTACAGCTACAAGGTGAACGATGCGGGCGACGTTGGCACGAAAATCATTGATGCGCACAACCACGGCTGGGATGCTGTGCGTTATGCCGTTGAGCCGTTGATATCAGCCATGAAAAAACCGACATCCGTCACGAAAACATTGCAGGGATATTACTGAATGGGGACGGTCAAGACATATCATCCTGCCATGACTGCCACGCGCTTTGCCGAGTGGAAGCTGATGCGCGATTGCATGGATGGCGAGGCGCAAGTAAAATCGACAGACGAGTTATATCTGGCAATGCCGGGTGGATTCAAAGGCCAGACCGACGGCGGGGTTGGAATGTATCGCGCCTACAAGAGCCGCGCGCAGTTCCCCGCAATCCTTGCTCCGTCTATCTCCGCTATGATCGGAATTATCCACGGGCGCGAGATCAAGGTGGAAATGCCAGAATCCATGATGTTCCTATGGGAAAACGCGGACGGCGTGAGCTTACCCCTTGAGGCATTCCACCGGCGCATCACGCGCGAAATGTTAATCATTGGCGGGTTTTCCGTTCTTGCTGACGCGCCTGAGGGGGGAGGTGATCCTTATCTAGTCGGGTTCCCGCGCGATCTGCTGATCAACTGGGACCACGACTTTTGGGTGCTGGATGAAAGCCGAAACGTTCGGGACGGGTTCGCATGGCAGCAAATCGAAAAGTATCGCCTGCTAACTGTTGACGGCGGCCTCTACACGCCATTTGTCTTTTCCGGCGATGTGGCTACGGGCGAGCCTGTTGTGGTTCGCGGCCGAGGCGGATCGGCGCTTGAGCGCATCCCGTTTGCAGTTGGTAATGCGGTCGACCTATCGCCCCGCGTTGAAGCCCCGCCTCTGATCGGCGTGGCAAACGCTGCGATTGCGATCTATCAGCTATCCGCAGACTACCGGCATCAGCTTTATATGTCTGGGCAGGAAACGCTTCTGGCTGTTAACGGTGACGCGCCGACGATGGTGGGGGCGGGCGCTGTTCATCAGATGATGGGCGGCGAGGGCATGACGCCCGATCTGCGCTATGTGTCACCTTCGTGTAGCGGAATCGATGCGCACAAGCTGGCCATGATGGACCAGCGCGAGGCCGCTGTAATGTCCGGCGCGCGCCTGTTGGAACAATCCGCCGGGGTGCAGGAAAGTGGCGAGGCGCGCAAACTGCGGTTTGCGTCTGAAACCGCCACGCTCACGAGCATTGCACAATCGTCGTGCATGTTGCTGGAAAAGAGCCTTCGCAACATTGCCATGATTATGGGCCTGCCCGAAGATCAAGTCATCGTGACGCCGCCCAAAGACCTGCTTGACCAAACAATGTCTGCCACAGACTTCGCCAAGCTGTTCGACGTTTATGACAAAGGCGGCATGTCGTGGGAAAGTTATCACGCGGCTGGACAGCGCGGCGGATTGTTTTCCGTTGAGGTTGAAGCCGAAGAAGAATACGCAAGGATTGATAATCCGGGCGATCTGGGCAATAATGCCCCATAGTGCCGATGGCAAAGGAGACGGGCGATGCCCCTGAAGACTGTTCTGGAATCCCTTGAAGGCGTCGATGACGCGATCAAATCGTTTTACACCGAAACCGATGGCAGGTTTATCTTGCAGATCGAAGGTGTTGATGACCACCCCGACGTTGCTACTCTGCGCAATGCCTACGCCCGTTCCAAAACGGACAAGGACACGGCAAAGAGTGAAGCGTCAAAACTTAAGGCCGATATTGCCGAGTTGCAAAAAGGCGCACCCGACACAGCCGCCACGCAGGCTAAGATGACTGCGCTGGAAGAACAGCTTGCAGCGGCAACAGCCAAAGCGGGCGAGTGGGAGGGCAAGTATACTGGGGTGACACGGGATCAATCGCTAAAGTCTGCGTTGCAAAGCGCGGGCGTGACTGAACCGGCGTTTCTGGATGCGGTGACTGCCAAGCTGGCTCCGATGGTTAAGCTGGGCGAAGATGGCACCGCATATGTTGACACCGGCATGGGTCCGAAGGTTCTGGGCGATTTTGTCAAGAGTTGGGCAAACAGCGATGGCAAGGCGTTCGTTTCAAAGCCGCAAGGTGGCGGGGCGCAGTCTGGAACGCCGAACGGGGGCGGCAAGACTATTGCAGCCTCGCAACTCGAAACGATGACGCCGCAGGAGAAGGCCACTTTCTACAAGGCCAACCCTGGCGTCAAAGTAGAATAACAACAGCCTTGCCATGTGGTGGGGCGCATTTTGAAAGGAACGCCACATGGCGAACACACTTACAGCCCTAGAGCCGATCCTATTTTCGGCGGCTCAGCAAGTATCAGCGGAGCCATTTGGCGCAGTTGATGCGATCAACACCAACTTTGACAGCAAAGGCGTGGCTGTTGGCGATGACGTGAAAGTTACCGTCGCACCCACCAGCGCAGCTACCGACTTCACCCCCGGCGTTGCTGCTGCTCAAGGCGCTGATGCTGTTGCGAGCGAAATCACGGTGCAAATCACCAAGTCGCGCAAGGCCAGCATGTATCTGACCGGCGAGCAAATGCGGTCGCTGGACAACGGCGCGACGTCTGCCGAGTGGATTCGCCAAATGGTAGCGCAGATGATGCGCACTTTGCGGAATGAGGCTGAGGTTGATTGCGTGAATGCGATCAAGCTCGGTGCATCCCGCGCATTCGGCACCGCTGGCACCAACCCGTTTGCATCGGCGTTAACCTCGCTGGCTGACGTGCGCAAAATCCTGCGCGATAACGGCGCACCGATGGCTGATTTGCAATTCGTGGGTGACACCACGTCTGAGGCCAACCTGCTCAAGCTGGGCGTTGTGCTGGATGCAGGGATTGCCGGGTCGGACGAAGAGCGCCGGTCGGGTATCCTGCGCCGTCAGTATGGCTTCAATATGCGCACAAGCGCTGGTATTGAGGTTCACACGCGCGGCACGGCCAACGCAGCTTATGACACCAACGGCACGTTCGCTGCTGGCGTGTCTAGCGTCGTAGTTGACACTGGTGCTGGCACGATCCTGCCGGGTGACGTTGCGTCGTTTGCGGGCGATGCAAATTTATATGTCGTCAGCACTGGTATCGGAGCCCCTGGCACCTTGCAGGTCCAGACGCCCGGCTTGCTGGCGTCTCTTGCTGATGGTGTGGACATGACCATCGCCGCTGCCTACACGCCGAACATGGCGTTCGAGCGTTCGGCAGTTGTTGGGGTTCTGCGCCCGCCAGTCATGCCCGCAAACCCGACGATCAGCCAAACGCTGATTTCCGACGGCATGGGGATGACCTACTTGCTACTGGACATCGCACAGTATGGCCAGCGCACTTGGGAATTGCATCTTGCTTGGGGCTTCAAGGCGGTGCAGCCTAATCACATCGCCACGCTTCTGGGCTGATCAGTTTTACGAGGGGGCAGGGAGACTTGCCCCCTTTCATAAGCTGATCAGGAGGGCGTTCCAAAATGAGTCTTACAATCGAAACAGGCGCGGACGTGACAGGTGCAGACAGCTATATCACGGCTGCACAATTTACGTCACTTGAGGCCGCGCTTTTCACGTCGGCGGTTGCCGGGGCCGACGCCGTGAAGGAGGTCGGGCTGCGCCGGTCTTGGGCTTACCTTCGTGCGCTGGATTGGAATGCTGACACGTTCCCGCTTTTTGTTGGCACGATTCCCGATGTTGTCAAGCAGGCCCAGATGGTTTTGGCACGCGCCGAGATTACGTCCGAAGGCACACTGTCGCCTGACGTGACCTTGAGCGGCAAAAAGGTTTTGACATCCGTTGGCAATCTGGGCTGGACGCTGCAATCCGCGCCCAACACGGTTGAGGCATCCCGCCCGGTTATCAGTATGGCGATGGACTTGTTGCGCCCGTATCTGGCGCGTGATCCAGCCCGTGGCAATGGCCGCACGACGTTTCTGGAGCGCGCATAATGGCGGGCGCATCCATTGCCGAGCAGGTTGCCGCTGCCTATGCTGAGGCGGGCCGTGACGCTGGCGACGGGCTGGGCGCGGTGTCTGTCACGATCAGCCGCCCCGGCACGCCCACGGGGGACGCATGGAACCCAACACCCGGGGCATCCGTAACACACACATTTACGGCATTACCAGACGGCAAGGCATACACGCAACTGACCGGGCTGGCATTGGGGGCGGGTGAGTTGGTCTATTCGCTGGTCAATTATGGCGTGACGATTACCCCGAGCACATCGGACGTGCTGACAATCGACGGCGTGAGTTGGCCTGTGCAAGAGGTCATCCCGATGAACCCGGCGGGCTATGTAATATCTTGGATGGTGAGGGTGGGTAAATGACCGAAGCCAAACGCATGATGGACGCGGCAAGCACCGAGGC